GGCGAACGGACAGCGTCATTGTTAGCAGCGGACGTTCCAGGCAAGGGTGACCGTGAAAAATGCATAATTTCGAAAGAAAATATGGCAAAGATCATGGCCATCTGTGCCGGGAAGGCTACGGAAGCTGAAGTACGCGAGTGGTATGCTGATACTGCTGGAAGTGGTCCAGTCTTGGTGACTGAACACGATCTAGAGACAGACGAAATGGATTGCGTGTCAGTTCCAAGAAAGCATTGGGAGAAAACAATGGCTTACTTGAAGACTGAAGCAGAGGGGACATCGGATCCTAATGCGCAAGATTTGCTTGTGCGTAAGATCGAGCCTGCTCTGTTGCGCATATGGCGCGATGGCATGGGTATGAACTGTATGGCAATCAAGGGACAAGTCCTGATGCTGCCAAAACATTTCTGGTATGCTGAATCCGATGACGGAAAGACACTGCCAAAAAGCGGATCGGAACTGATTGTAGTGGACCCTTCAGGATCTAACTACAGGCTGGCGTTTGATCCGAAGAAACTAGTCTGCTTCGAGCAAAGTGACATGTCCTTTTACAATGCAGGACTGGCACTTCGCCCGTATGGCGACATAACTAAACACTTCGTACGAAAGGACGAGATGGCAATGATGTCAAGCGTGCATGCACAATTGTGCACACGGCGTGAAGGCGTTTTCCATGTTGGCCTTGTAGAGGCGCGCGGATACGATCTTGAAAAGACCGAAGACGTGACGACTCGTTCGTACGCAATTGGAAAGGTGACACCAGTGAAATACTGTGTTCGAGAAGGTTGGAGATACAACATGTCGACACAGAACGGAGATTGTGGTGCAATGCTTGTGGCTATGGAGCCGCGACTACAGCACAAATTCATCGGAATGCATGTTGCAGGAGGTCGAGCAAACTATGGTTACTCGACGCTTGTGACATTCGAAATGGTGCAGGAAGCATGTGAAATGCTCGGCGAGACCATTGTTGCACAAGGGTGCACAGTGGACACGTTGGTGCGACCAGATAGCGAGCTTGAAGTTAAGGCTTTGAGTCGCTTTGGCTGGCCGGAAGGAAACTTCCGTTTCATCGGAGTGGTTGATCCAGCGAAGGGAACAAGCATGCCGCAGAAGACGACACTAAAACCGTCGGCGATTTTCGATCAAGTTCGGGAGCATGTCACAGAGCCATCGGTTCTGAAGATGAATGACCCACGAATTGAGGGAGAATTGACGAAGAACATCGTAATGATCGGTGTGGAAAAGTATGGCGGTCCATCTGCCATCTTTGAACCACGACGTCTTGACGATGTGGTTGAAAACATCAGCAACATTCTGGAAGCGAGTGTTCCGAAGAAGAACTGTAGAGTTCTGACTATGGAAGAAGCGGTTGCAGGATTGCCGGATGACGAGTTCATGCAGAGGATCAATGTCGCGAGTGCTCCAGGGTACCCGTGGATATTGACTCGACCAAGTGGAGCAAAAGGCAAGGAGTACATGTTTCAACATGACGAGAAAACATGTGTGCTCATTGACGAAAAGGTGAAGAAGGCTGTTGAACATCGTCTCGCGCTTGCAAAGCGTGGAGAGATGGTTCAAAGCGTGTGGACACCATGCACGAAGGATGAAAGAAGACCAATCAAGAAAGTGAAGTCGGCGTCAACGCGCATCTTTACTATCGGACCAGTCGACTACACCATCGTGCATCGAATGTACTGCTTGGCTTTCTCAGCTCATTTGAGTCGCTCAAGGCTCTTGACGTTCAGCGCCGTTGGCATTGATACGTGGAGTTATGAGTGGACAATCTTGGCGCAGAGACTGCTAAGTATGTCAAACAATCTGTTCGGCTTCGATTACAGCAAGTATGACGGAATGTTGCCTGCACAGCTCGTGGAACGAGTGGCGGACATCGTGAACAGGTGGTATGACGACGGCGAGGAGTGTGCGAG